CATCGGAGGCGCCAGACAAGCTGGGGAGTTCGATCTTCAGGCCCAGGAGCTTCATGCCTACGGCGCGATCTTCGATCCATTCGTTTCGGCTTTGGATGTCGTCGCGGATGCCGCGCATCAGGTCTTCGGCGATGCGGCTTAGTTCCATGTCGCCGATCTGATCGACCAGATTGTCGAACCAGCCGGTTTCTTTCTTGCTGCCTGCGGCTTCAAGCGGCTGGCCATCGATCCGCACCGTGATGCTGCCATCAGGATGCTCAATGGACAGGATGTTGCCTGCGTCATCGGTCTGGGGCTGATCCACACCCTCATCGGCTTCCATGACCACCACATCGCCGCCGGGCAACATCTCAGGCGCCTCGGGGGCGGGTTCACGGATAGACGGGCTAAGGCCAGGGACTAACGGCATAGGGCTTTCCCTCTGATCTTGGCCATATTGCACACATGGCCGGGCAGTCGCAACAGATTAGGCGGGGTATAGCGGCGCAGGGGCCGTCCCGCGATGCTGCATGCCCTCTTCAATGGAGGCTGTCCATTCAGGGCCACGGGTCAGCAGCCCCAGGTCACGCATGTGCCTGATGGCCTGGGAGACAGTATCCACAAGGTCATCATGCTTGCCCTTGGGGAACGTCCCAACCTGGGAGATCACCTGATCAGCCCAGGATCGGTCGGGCGAATAGACCATGCCCTCGGCAAAGAGGTGCTGAACAGAGTACAGCCGGGCAAGCTTGTCCTGGCCCTTGGGGTCTAACAATTGGACACCCCAGTCTTCATGGCCAAACAGGCGCCGAAGCTCCTGGGCCACGCTGTGACCGGCGGCCTTGTTCTCAATGATCAGCTTATCCACGCGCATGCGGCGGCAGGTAGATGCCACCTTCTCAACCAGATCGTGAAGCTCCAGGCGTTCCGCCCAGGCTTGCATCAGCATCACGCGAGGGTGCTGCTGGCCATAGCTGCGCTCAACATTGCCGCCGTTCTCGGTCTTGGCGGCCTGGGCCACCACATCGCCAGAGAAGACGCCCCAAACGGTCATGGCAGAGAAATCGTTTTCGGTCTTGGTGGTATAGGCCGTGTCCAATGAGGCCACGATATAGTCCATGGCCGGGTAAGCATCCTCGGCCCAAAGCTGCCACCAATCCCTCTTGATGATCCCGCCGCCTTTGGGCTCAGGGCGCTGCTGAAGCTGCCCGGCAGCGGTCCATGGCCCCATGATCTTTTCGAGAGACACCACTTCAGGCTCGCCAAAGCGCTCAGGCCACAGAAGCTCACCCGGCTCGGTGCGCGGGTCTTGCCAGCCAATGCTGGTGACGTAGGACCGCTCTGGCTCATACCGCATGGGCAGGCACAAATGCGTCCAGTTGTCGGCCTCTTTGGACAGGATATGGCCGGTCAGGTCTTCTTCGGACAGGCGCTGCTGGATCACGATGAAGGCGCCGGTCTTGGGATCGTTCAGACGGGTGCTAAGGGCGCCATCCCACCACTCAATGGTGGCTTCAATGGTGGCTTCGCTGAAGGCTTCCTGGGCAGCGTTAGGATCATCCACCACGATGATCGATCCGCCTTCGCCGGTCAGCGCAGAACCAACAGAGGTGGAAAGCCGCGATCCGCCCAGCGTGTTGTCGAAGCGGGTCTTGGTGTTCTGATCGCCGGTCAGGGTGAAGCGGTCGCCCCAGAGGCGCTGATACCATGGCGACTCGATCAGGCGGCGGCACTTCACGCTGTCACGCAGTGACAAGCTCTGGGCATAGGAAGCATGCAAGAATTGGACGCCAGGGCCGCTGGTAGGGCTGCGCTGGCGCTGCGCCCAGACCCACGCAGGGAAGGCTACAGAGGTCAGGGAGGACTTGGAGCAGCGCGGTGGGATGTTGACCAGCAGGCGCCTGATCTCGCCGTCACAGACGGCTTGCAGATGCTCTGCAACGGCTTCGATCACCCAGCCGGGCGTGAAGGGCGAGGGGTCGATGTACTGCCACCCGCTCATTAGGAAATCGTATAAGCTTTCCTCACACTCAACACGGTCCAATTCGTTCAGGATGTCTTGGGCGCCGATCACGCCGCCATTCAGCCGGATCAGGGACACTGATCAGGCCTTGTTCAAGGCGGCCAGGGCTGCCGCGCGCAAAGCTTCACGGGCTTCTGGGTCGAGCCCAGAAGCGTCCAGCACCACCTTGGTTTCAGTCTGGAGCGGCCCACCGCCGGGGCCGGTATTCTCTTGAATCCGGCGCTCCCCATATATCCTGGGCGCCATTTTCATAGCCCGCCACTGCGCCGTGGAAATCTTTACTTTCATTGACTGATGGTTATCCTCAGTCGTTTCTGCGGCCATTTGCTCAATTTTATCAACAAGATAATCCGCAAGGCCTTCTCGCGCGCGCGCGCACCGTGCATCAAAATCGGGGTTTTCGTCAATCCATCTGTAAACTGTCGCCCTCGAAGGCATCGCCTCATCGCGGCAGATTGCGACCAAGCTTTCGCCTTCGATCATGCGTGTAACTATTTGATCTGCAAGGTCTTTTGAATACAAAGCTGGCCGCCCGGCTTTTTTCTTTGCTGGTGCGATTTCGGGCTGTTCTTTTTTGGCTCGTGGCATCAGATCAACCTCATCTGACGTATTTGATGTGAGGCTACTTTGCGCACCACTTCTTCGGCTTTTTCGCGCCATCCTGGTGGGTAGACGGCGAAGCAGTGGGTTCCGTGGCCATTTGTTTTTGAGCGTAGTTCAAGCGCGGGCGGTTCATCAACATAATCTGTGTAAAGATCGCGCATCATTGCGCCAGCCTGCCATGTATCGTCTGGCACGGGCTCAAAGCCCAGGTCGCGGAAGACATCGACAACAGTGAAATAATCTTTGCGGTAAGGTCGCGGCATCTCAATATCTCCTTTTCGGGGATATTATAGCACAAAACCCCCTGAACAATGCCAGGGGGTTGTTTTCGCCTTAAAGGAAATGTTGGTGAATTCTTTTTGTTAATGATCAGGCCTTCACCGCGTCAGAACCCCACTTGCAGCCGGTGCGGTAGGTTTCGATCCAGACGTTGCCGCTCAGGCCGGTGCCGTTGCTGGCGGTCTTTGCGGCGGCGGGCGCTGTTTCCGTGGCTTCATGAAGCCCCAGGGTTTTCTGCACCCGTGAGTTATCTCCTTCGGGGACAAATTTGCGGCCAAAGCGCAGCGCTTCATCATCGCGCAGCAGCCAGGAATAGCCAAAGGCGCTCCTGATCATCTTTGCGGCCACGCGGCGATCACCTTCGTAAAGGCCGCAGAAGCTGGCGTTTCCGCCATCCCGCAGGATGCGCGCTTGGACGCGGCGCAGGTCAGCGGTGATGCCTGCGGCCCATTGTGTGAGGCAGCCATCGGTGTCGCTGCGTTCAAAGCTGTCATGGGCGCGCTGTGTGGCTTCGCGGGCTTCGGCTTCCAGGGCTTCGGCTTGGGCGGTGAGGTTGGACATCTCAATATCTCCAGAGAAGGTGGGGGCCTAAGCCCCCGTAAGGTTCAGAAGTTGTAATCGTAAAACTTGCGGGGCTTCACGGCCAGGACGTAGCGTTCACCGTGCTTGCAGCGCCACTTACCATCCTTTTGCAGGCGGATGCGGATCACGCGGGCTTCTGGGTTGCTGGTGATGGTCCATTCCTGCTTGTGTTGGTCGGAGAAGTGGCCGACGAAGCCGCCGGGCTGAAAGCCCATGTCTTCGGCGGGATTGGAGCGTTCTGCGTTCATTTCGCGGATTTCGATGGTGCGGTCGCTGACGCGGCGCACGATTTCGTAGGGGTTTACGTCAGAGTAGCCGATGTGGTTTGCGAAGTTGAAGGTCATTTCCGTATCTCCTTGGAGGGTGGTGGGGGCCTAAGCCCCTTTCGCAACAATGCTTTTTGCGCGCTGCAATGTGGCTTCATTCATGGAATAAGAATTGAGGCGTGACCCCCACACTTCATGAATTTGAATGGCTTTGCGGGCGCAATTCGCGGCTTCAAGAAAATTATTGAGGCGTTCATAACGGCGCGCCAAATTCAGCCATTCACCAACAGTTTCTTTGGTAATGCCAGCGCGGGAGGCTTCAGCCATGATGTTTTTGCGCTCATTTTCGTTGATGTGCATCTTGGTATCTCCATCTCAATCGGCGTCATTGCCTGAGTGATCTTGTAGCGATACGCGACAAACACCGCAAGCACAATTTGACAAAATCTTCAAAAAAAGTGCATCTATTTTTTATGTGGTTGATTTTGTTGGAAAATATAGCGCACACAAAAACCCTGAAATGTGTGCGCTATGCTGTTTTTTGGGGGCTATTTTGGGGGTTCCGTCCGTTCCACCACATGCAGCACCTTTCCGTCAGGCCGGGTGACACTGAAGGGTGGGGTGGTATAGCCTGCGCGGATCAGCGGCAGTTTGGGCAGCATGATCCAGGTTCCACCGGGCTGATCCAGCCAGTATCCCCATTCGGTGTTGTTGCTCATCAGTGTACTGCCTCGCTCATGGGCTGATCATCGCTGATTGGTGGATATGCGGCCACGACAGCCGCCATGTCGGTGGCGATATTTTTTCGATATCCGGTCTTGCCGTTTTTCTCGATTGTCATGGCCAGGGCCTGTGCCATCGCCAGGGTGGTTTCGGCAGGGCAAAAGCCTTTATTGTCGGCTAACCGCGCCACCAGTTCAGTGACGGCGCTTGCGAAGATAAAGATGTCTTCGCCAGATTTTTCAGTATCGCTCATGCTGCTTTCTCCTTCTTCTCCAGCATCAGTTCCAGCATACGGATGACTGATACTGGCACGGGGGCCTGGGCGCCGATCCAGCGGAATGCTGTGGCGCGGTG